AACTCACTGCGTTGTCAGCCCAGTACTGTTGGTACAGGCGTTGGAATGCGAGCATCTGCTGCAACGTCAGATCGTTCGCAGCCTCAACCAACTCCTCACCGTCAGGCCCGAAAATGTCTGTGACAGCCTGCACCAGAGTGTCTTTCGTCGGGAAAGACACCACCACCGTGTTGTCGGCGTACATGTCGTCCTCGACTTCGAAACCCTCCGCTTCGTACTTGTCCACCATGCTCATCTGTTCCGGATCGACCTTCGACAGTCGGACACGGCGGATGAAGTACCGGGCGAAAATCGGATGCACACCCTCAGACACACCGGACAGCTTGGCGATGGTGCCGGTAGGTGCAATCGTCCGCCGCTTGACGGGCACCGGGATGCGGAGGTCATGGCACAACTCAATGGCTGCCGCATCGACCGCCAAGGACATCTGCCTGAGCAGAGACTTGAACGAGTCATCCAGCGGTGCGTGGCTGTACTTCAGCCCAGTCATAGCGAGATAACTAGCGACACCGAAATGCCCGACACCGATCCGCCTGTTGCGGTCGAGAACCTCACGGGACTTCGGGTCACCGACTTCGCTGAACGTGGCGCGGATCAGGAACCGGGTCATGAGGATGTGCGCCTGGTACATGCTGAAGATGTCCACCCGTCCACGCTTGTCCACGAACCCGGCGAGGTTGACGTGCCCGAGGTTGCACGGCTCCCACGCTTGCAGCGTGATTTCCCCGCACGGGTTGGTGCATTCCACCCGGTTAGGCTCACCGACATTGGACAGGCTGGAGTCCCAGAAGCCCGGTTCCCCGTTGTTCACCATGCCGCGTGAGATAGCCTTCAACACCTTGGCAGCCGTCCAAGCGTGCCCCTGCTTCGCCTGGTACCAGAAGTCCTCATCGACTTCCACACTGATGTTGGTTGTCCAGTGCGACAGGCTTTCCTGCTTGATGTCGATGAAGGTTTCGATCTGGGGGTCAGCCCAGTGCATCATTGCCATGCGTGCGGATCGGCGCACACCACCGGCAACCACGCACTGTGCGATAGCGTGGTCGATTTCCATGGCCCCGATACCGTCCAGGTATGAGCCTGCGCGGGAACCCAACACACCAGATACTTCGATCAGCATCTTCGCCAACGGCACCGGGCCGGAAGCCCTACCACCGAACGTTTTCAGCTTCGCCCCGGCCGGACGTACACGCGACACGTCATACACCCGGTGGTAGTGAACATCTTCGTCCCGGTAGTGGGTGTCGATGAGGTCGGTGAGGGCGGCAGCCCACCCTTCCCGGCTGTCTTCGATCTGGAATGCGCCAGCCCAATCGGAGTCATAATCGATGGACAGCACACCGGCTTTCGCAAGCTCCGAATAGTCCGGGTGTTCCGGATCGCACACGATGTCCACTTTTAGTTCGTGCCGGATCGGCGGGTAGCCGGTCAGGTTGGAGTTGGAGTAGTTAGCTCCGACCCCGCCGCCCTCCATGAGCCTCATGAACGTGAACTCGAAGTGATCGGCAGGATTCGCAGTCCACCCAGCTACCCAACAGTTGAACAAATGCTGTGCGTTCTTCACGCCTGATGCCCATAGGTGCCTCCCTGCTGGCAGGATTTTGAAATCCAGCATCATGTCGATTAACTGCTGGCGTTCGTCGGGTAGTTGGAACCGTTCCGGCACGAGGGCGAGGTTGCCGTCTACGACTCGCTCCACTGTTTCCGGCCACGTTTCTTTTGTGCCGTCAGGTTTGACCCGGCTGTAGGTGCGCTCGTAGACAAGTTGGCCTGTCGGACCCCAGTTAATGTCAGTCAATTGTTGTATCCCTTTCTGTGTAATGCGTGTTGCGGGACGAACCACGCGGGGCGGTGCCCGTGTGGGTCGCGAACCCATTCGTCTTTCCGGGCCTCATGGCCCGAAATGAAACCGACCACAAGCAGCGACGGCGGTTTCCCTGTCACCAGGAAGTACCGTCTGTCCGGTGGATCGTTGTCCCGGACTATCAGTGAGCCGTCCAACCTGTCCGTTGACCTAACTTCGATATCCGGTGGGATATCGGGTTCATGGTGGAAGGTGTTTACTGACGGTGTCCAAAACAACCCCAGGTGTTTACAGACAGCCATTTCCCCGCACGCACCCAGGATTTCCTGCTGTATGCGGGTCAGATGGTCACGCTGATATGTGCTGGCGTGATTCAGGTTTGAATCGTTGGACACTGCCATGCGGATATTCGCCACATCCACGCAGGCTTTGAACTCCCACGGGTCGAGCGTCACCGCACTCATTTGGCGTACTCACCGCCGCAGTACATGACCAAGTCCTCTAAAGGCCACTGGTGCAGCAACATTGGTTTCTCGTGTGGGAACAGGTCCGGGAATAGGCAGGCCCGATACATTTCGGACCTGCCCATCCCGTTGAACACTGGGTCCATGATGTTGTCGCCACCCTCACCGGCCCCAAAGGCGTCCCACGGTGTCCAACCAGGGGGGGCGATTTCCAGGCTCATCGACTGGCACTCACTTTCGCCTGCGCCAGCAACCGATTAACCGCTTCGCTGCTCTCGTCATCCCAGTTCGCCTTCGACCGGTAGTGAGCTGCCGCAGCACTGACAGGCTTACGCTTCCCCGGCCCTTGGTGTTCGCGCTGCTGTTGTTTGAAGGAGCGGTTCATCTCGGTGGTGAGCGCCGTTAGGGCGCGATCCAGAAGATTGCGCCGACTCCCCTGCTCAATTACTTCCCCACCGAGGTATCGCTCAAGGATCACCGCCGCCTGTTTGGGGTTACGGGCTTTAAGGCGGGTCATGCCACGCTTAAGATCGATCTCAGAAGAGGACTTGTACAGCACAGCGTCCTCGAATTCACCACCCGTGATGAAGTCATCCGACACCGACCACGAGGAACCCAACTCAGGGTTTTCGTTGTGAAGTGCCCGATCCTCAAGGATTCTCCGCACCTCATCGACCGAGTAACGGAAGTTCCCAGAGAACACCTCGTAGTCCGCGCGCTCCTTAGAAGCGATACGGTGACCGATCTGAACGATTGCGTTCAACCGTTGACGGTCATCGAACTCGTTGATCAGTTTGTCAATCGAAGATGGGGATTCCAACAGTTTGACAGTGATGTCCTGGGTGAGATCTTCTTCCTCAACGATCCCCGGCCACTGAAAAGCGACCGTCCTAGCGGCCTTAGCGATTTCGTTGTACAGTGCAGAAATGTTTGATGTCAAGTTACACCTTCCAAGTGTTGCCATCGACCGTGAATCGGCCCTTGCTGATAAAGACGGGTTCCGGTTTGACGTACTGACCATCGACGGTCAACACCCCAAACCCTTGCTGCCAGTTCCCTGCTGCTCCCTTCAAGTAGTGCGCCTGCTTCATGTCCATCAGGTTCCCGACCTCGAAGCCGTGAACGGTTTTGGTGACTTTCCCGTCGAACCCGAAAGAGTGTGATGTCAAGCCAATCCGGTGGGTGTGCCCCATAACCACTGAGGCTTGGAACTTGTTGGCTGCACCCAGAGCGGTGTGTCCGGCGTACCGGGACAGTGAGATGCCGCCCTTGTGTCCGTGGGTGGTCAACCATCCGGGAGCTACCTTGTGGAAATCGGGTAGCAGTTCCACACCGAACCCGTCGAAGTCCAGCAGGGTGTCGATGTCAAACGCCCCGGACTCTGCAAGTGCGGGTGCGTATTTCGACAGGTAGGTGCGTGGACGTTCGTCGTGGTTACCTTCGTGGAACCGCAACGGGCCGTCGTACACTTTCCTTAGAGGTTCGAGCAGCCGCCGTTTGGCATCCTCAGCGTCTTTGAACACGCTGCCCTCGAACTCCCCAGCAGTGCCCTTGTTCCACCGGGAAGGTTGTGGGAAGTCCATGACATCCCCGATATGGATCACTTCGTCTGGGCGGTAATCCCCAATGAACTGTATGACCGTTTTTAAGGCGCGGCGGTCATCGTAGGGCAGTTGGGTGTCCGATATCACCACGATGCGTTTAGTCACTTGAGTCTCTCAATCTCGCGGTTCAGGTAGTAGCGGGCTTTCAGCAGATCCTCAAGCGGGTCAGGTGATTTGCGCCCTGCGCGGGCGACGTACTTCACCACGTTTCCCAGGTTAAAAGACAGGTTCTCTGTTAGGTCGATGACCTGGAACCCGTTAGCGAACTGGTAGTGGTCAGGGTTGATCGGGTCACTCATCGTCTTCATCTCCTTCGAACACGTAATCGTGGATCCGTTCAACCCATTTCGGGAACTCCATCCCGACCGTCAAGTTAATTTCGAAACGCATCAATGATTTCCTTCAGCTTGTCGGGCTGGTATCCGATCACCGCGTCGAAACCCGGTGCTTCGATGATCGGCGTGGATTTCGCTTGCAGGAACCGGTTGACATACTCCTTGGCAAGTAAGTCTCGGCTGATGTCGATGACATCAATGGTGATCCCAGCTTCGCTCAACTTGTCGATGACCCGTTTGCACGGGCGGCATTCGGGCTGCGTGAAAACCGTCACCATCTATTTGATCCTTTCCAGCAGGGCATCTCTACCTTTCGATATGACAAGGGAATTCACGTCCTCCCCAGGTGGCATGGGGATTACCCTGGCGTTGGGGAGAGTCCCAGCAACACTCTGAGCGAAACTCATTCCCGCTTCATCACCGTCCGCGAGGACGAACACATCCCGATACCCGAGGAACGGTTCCCGGAAATGCGGCTGCCACGCCTGCGCCCCAGGAACACCAACAGCGGGTATCCCACACAATTGTGTTGTTATCGCGTCTATTTCACCTTCGGTGACTGCGATCACGGGTGACTCGCGCAGCAACGCCAAAGTGTTGTAGAGGCGTGGCCTGTCCCCCGCAGCCGTCATGTACTTGCCGTGACCTTTGTGGTCGTGTTGTTCGATGCAGCGGAACCTGATAGATACTGTCGCCCACGGGTGATCCTTGGACCAGCGGAGGTATGGGATGACTAGGAACCCTTGGAACATTTCATGTCCAGGGAGAGGCTCTG